GTGATGAGGATATTCACTAGCATTTGGATGGTTGTGGTGTTTGCCTTGGTGCTGACAGGCATAAGGATCGACAACAGCGACACAGTAAAAATTTTAAGATACAAGACATGGGATCATTTTCAAAAGATCCAACCCAGGAAGACTGTGAGCAACGCCGTCACCGTGGTCAACATCACGGAACAGGATCTGGAAAAATACGGACAATGGCCATGGCCCAGACACGTGATGGCAATGTTACATGCTAGGCTATCAGACGCAGGAGCAATATTGGTCAACTACAACATACTGTTCGCAGAGCCAGACAGAATGGGTAGCAAACAATATTTGAACTCCATGCCAATGGATGAAGAAACACGAAAGCAATTGGAACAGATATTGTTGGACACTGATCAGGTGTTCTCATCGGTGTTGAAACAGTCCAAGAGAGCAATACTGATGATGAGTGTGAAGAACACTGCGGACACAAATCTACCCAGTGCAACACCAGTAATTGAAAAAGGCAATGTGAAACCTTGGTTGTATGAGTTTGAAGGCATAGTGTCTCCATATCCAAAAGTGTCAGCAGGAGCAACAGGCATGGGAGTCAATGTGACGTCACCTGAACCTGATGCTGTGGTCAGAAAGATACCTATGCTGATAAGAATCGGCGGAAAGATATATCCCAGTATGATATTAGAAAATGTTAGATTGTTGAATGGATCAAAAAGAATTAAAGTGATTGCAAAACCTCATGGCATAGACGAAGTGCTAGTCAGCAAGAAGGCAGGCGTGCCTGTGAATCACAATGCTGAGATGTACATCAACTATGCTGACCCAAACAATTACATACAGATGTCAGCCACAGACATACTATCAGGCAAGTTCAACGAAAACAAAATTAAAGGCAGAGTGATCATTGTTGGTTTAGATGCCGCAGGATTGAGTGTGTTGAAATACACACCACACGGATTGACAACAGATCAAAACATAAGTGCTCAGGCATTGGACACACTGTTGACAGCAAAATTTTTGTTGCGTACACCACAAGCAGACACACATGAGATCATGTTCATGGCATTTCTGTTGTTGCTGTTGATCATCGTGATACCAAGAACCAGTGTGTTGTTGGCTGTGCCATTGTTGTTGTTTGTTGAGACTGGAGTGGCTTACGGAGCATTCATGGCATATGCAAACAAAGGATTTTTGATAGACCCATCATGGATCATGTTGTCTGTGTTTTTGATTTGGTCTCATTCTGTGTACAACAACTTTGCCACACAGAGCAGATTAAGACAACAGATCAAGAAACAGTTTGAACACTACTTGGATCCTGGCATGGTGAAGAAACTACAGAAGGATCCTTCATTGTTGAAACTGGGTGGTGAAACAAGAAACATGACATTCCTATTCTGTGACATCAGAGGCTTCACTCCTATCAGCGAACAGTACAAAGGCAATCCTGAAGGACTGACCAAACTGATCAACAGATTCTTAACACGCATGACAGATGTTATAATCTCAAATGGTGGAACCATAGACAAGTTTATGGGCGACTGCATCATGGCATTCTGGAACGCACCTATTGAAAACAAAAAGCACAGAGAGTTGGCAGTCAAGAGTGCAATACAAATGACAATAGCACTGGCAGAATTAAATGTACAACTACAAGCAGAAGGACTGCCTCAAATCAATATAGGAATTGGAATTAACACTGGTGATGCATTGGTAGGCAACATGGGATCAGAACAAAGGTTTGATTATTCTGTGATTGGTGATGCAGTGAACCTAGCATCAAGATTAGAAAGTTCTAGTAAAACATTGAAAAAAACTATTGTGATTGGTGAAGACACAAGACACACAATTGAAACCATGTATCGTTTTGAATACATAGACAGCATCACTGTAAAAGGTAAAACAGAATCTATTAAAGTTTATACTATTACTTCTTCTTAAAAGTTTTTACTTTGGTTCTCAATCTTATAAGATCATTATCCAACATACGCACTCTGTCTATCAGTTTGATCAATGTGGCTGATGTTGAATTCAATTTAGGAGTGATTTGCGTTGTAATAAATTTCCAAAGGAAGTAGATGAAGTATGCTAGAAAGAACACAGCAACAGTAGGAAATCCATAATCATTTATCAGAGCAACAATATCCATTAATCCTTTCGGGCATCTGTTTTACCATCTGCTCTAGCAACTCTGTCTGTGTCTATTGGAATGCCCAGTTTTTCAGATACTTCCTGATCAATTTTCAATATGTCATTGTTCATGGTTTTAATCCTGTTGTCCAACTGTGATATCACACTTTCAATAAACTTGATAGAGTTCACTATGCCGTTCAAGATGTACTTGATTATGAACAGTATGAACACTCCCATGCCCACTGTGGCGGCAATTGGGAGCCCTAATTCTGCAACCATTGTAAAAAACTGTGTCATTATGTGTGTATTTATCTATGTATTATAGGCAAAAATTTATAGATTGACAACCAAAAATACAACTGCTATACTATCGCTACATACATTATTATTATGATTTAATCGGTAAATAATAAAAAGTAGGCAAAAAATTATGAAAAAACGTACCAGAAGCATATTAGATGAGTTGAGAAACATCGGTAGAGTTGATGATGCTGAAGCATTTATTGAAACTACAGGATCCAACATCATTGAAAGTGCTGTGAATTTACTACAAACAATAAGTGAAAATTATCCTGAAGAACAAGCACAGGAACTTGAAAGACGTTTTTTAAACAGTATTCGCAACAGAGAAGCAAAAAAGTTTCAAGTGGGTGTAAAAAAGATAATTGAAAGCAAAAAGTCAAATGATTCTTAAAGAAGGCGGCAATGTATTCAAAGATCCTAATGGACAATTAGCCACTCAACGAATTAATCAAGCAGATGTGGCTCCCACACTTGCCTGGTTAGAAAAAATTACAGGATTAGATTTACAAACTAACATGTTGGGCACAACAGGCAAAGCACCTACATCTGGTGACTTGGATGTTGCAGTAGATCAAAATAAGATTTCAAAAGATCAACTGGCAGACAAATTGAATCAATGGGCTATACAAAACAAACAAGATCCTAAACTGTGGGTAAAGAAAAGTGGCATCAGTGTGCATTTTAAAACTCCCATCAGAGGCAGTGCAAAAAACGGATACGTTCAATCAGATTTGATGTTTGGAGATCCTGAATGGATGAGATGGAGTCTTCAAGGTGGTGAGCCTGGATCACCATACAAAGGGGCAGACAGACACGTGATGATGTCATCAATTGCCAAACCACTTGGATACAAATGGAGTCACAAAGCAGGACTATTAGCAAGAGACACCAACGAACCTATCACAAAAGATCCTAACAAGATTGCTGAACTGTTGTTGGGCAAAGGTGCAACAGCAAATGATTTAAACACTGTGGAAACTATTCATGCAAAAATAAAAGACAGATCAGATTATGATACGTTGGTAGCAGACGTAAAAGATTCATTTGCCAAGATGGGCAAAACGTTGCCAGAGAGTATACATGATCCAATTGGTTGGTACAGAACATTATTAAACAAAATAAAAATATGAGACTGGTAGAATTTAAACAGGTAGACAAAAAGAATTTGATTCTTAAAGAATCAAGAATACAACACGCAGAAGATTTAATTTTCTGGGAAGGTTCTAAAGGAGCCATCAGAGCAATAGAACAATTACAATCATTAAGTCAAAGCACACAGTCATTGACAATCAAATGGGATGGTTCACCTGCTGTGGTGTTTGGAAGAAATCCTAATGGTGAATTTATTTTTACAGACAAGTCAGGTTTTGTAGCAAAAGGTTATGATGGGAGAGCAACCAACTCAGCAGATTTAAAAAGTGCTATCATGGGCAGAGGAAAAGATCCTGCAAAAAGAAAAGCACAGGCACAGTATGCTTCTAAAATGGCTTCAGTGTTTGATGTTATGCAACAAGCAGTGCCTGAAAACTTTCAAGGTTATTTTGTTGGAGACATGTTATTTTTTCAAACTCCTAAAAAAGCAGGAAACAATTTTGTATTCAAACCCAATGTGGTAGAATATGCTGTGGACTCTACAAGCGACATAGGACAAAAAATTGGCAACAGCACCGTAGGAGTTGTTGTGCATCACACATTGTCTGAGGACGGAAAAATATTACCCATTAAAGATTTAGATATTATTCAAGGCAGTGTGTTGGCAATACCACCCACAACACTGAATAAAAAAGATCCTATTCAAGTTAAAGGTGTAGATCAATTGAAATCAATAGTGAACAACAGTGGAGCAGAAATAGACACCCTGTTGAACAAAAATAAAATAGCAGAAATGAAATTAACAGATTTACCTAATATTTTGTACACTTATACCAACAGCAAAGTGGACACAGGATTAAACAGATTAGGAGATGATTTTCTTAAATGGTTGGCGGCAAGTGCTGTGAGTCAACCCAAAAGAATCAAAATTAAAGAATATGTAAAAGCAAACGTACAAGCATTCAGCAAACTATGGTTTTTGGTTGGCGGAATAATGAAAGTTAAAGATTCAATCATCAATCAATTGGATCAGGCTCAAGGAGATATCACAGCAACAATCAATGGCAAACCAGGCGGTGAAGGCTATGTGTTGGGTTCACCTGAAGGTAATATTAAATTAGTGAAACGTTCTGGCTTCAGTAAAGCCAACAGAGCGATAAATAGATAAGGAGAACAACATGAAAGCAAAAGAATTTATAAAAGAGTTTAAAGACATAGATCCAGCAGATGATCCAAATTCAGGAATGGATAGAGAATTCAAACAGGATTCTATATTCAATCAATTGGGGAAAATATTGGACAGTCAAGGCAATCCAAATCCATTGGACACAGTGACAACAGATGATGGCAAAAAATTTAAAGTTACATTTAAGCAAGCCACACTGTTGAGAAGATTGTTAACTGCACCCACAGTAAAACCTCAGGTGAAATCACAGTTTACAAAAGATCTTCAACAAAGTCAAACACTTGAAAAATATTTACAAGCAGATGACATGGTACAACTATTTGTGTCTACATATGGAATCGACAAAGCAGAACCTAGCAACTACTAATCAATTGGACTTTTTAAGTTCATTGTTTGAAGCACGTATGACTCGTGATTCAAAGGACCAGAAGATCCTTACCTTCACAGATTGTGCTGAAAGATTGTATTTGACATTGTTGATCATGCAACTATTAAATCAATATCCCACATACAGACAGTTGGCTTCCAAATATTCCAGAGAAACAAAACATTCAAACTATGATAGATTTAGAATGTATTCAACAGATTTGTACAATTTTGTGTATTTTGTGACAGGTGACGATGAAGCACTGGACAAACTGAAAGATCCAGACAGTGCCAAAGCAATGAGGAAGAAAAGCAGATTCCCCACAATGGCATTCAATAGATATTTGTCAGCACTGCAACAAGGATTGATTGCACCCAGTATCATGCAGGTGTTCTTGAACATAGAATCAGGACTCAACATAAGAAACACAGATTACAAAACAATCAGAAGAAGTTTGTTTCAATTCAACACACTGTCTACACGTGACAAACAAAACCTTGTGACAAGACTGCTTCATGCCGCAAGAGCCAAATTGAGAAGTTCAGACAGCATAGAACATCTAGAAAAATTAGCCTCAGATAGAAATCTTGAAACAGGCAGAGTGGATGATGCTGAACCTAAAGTGAGTGTGCCAGATGTGAGTACTCAAGGCAGAGACCTTGCACTGTACAGATACATCATGGGTGGCAAAAATCTAGTGGCAGTGAAACGTTTTATAGATTCAGCACTGTCAGGCAAATCAATACCTTCTTCAATTGTGCAGGCATATCTGCCAGCAATACAATTAATTGACGATATTGTGAAAGCAGGCCCTTCTTATGTGAGTGTGTTAAAAGCACTGCAATCTAGAGCCAAAAAGAGCCGTAAATAATATATTACCACACAATTAATACCAAAACCTTATAAATACTTGCATATACACTTCGGAGCGAAGTGTGTCATTTAACGATAAAAAGGAGAAAAAAAATGGCATCAGTAACAAGAACAAATGGCTTAGGTCATGTACACGGTACTAATTATAGTACTGCAAACATCCAAGGTATGGAAGTAGACGCTTTAGTTAATTTAACTTCAAAAGGTGGAATCGGTTCAACTGTTGAAGCAATCAACCAAGCACTACAACCAATCGCTACTGTATCAACAGGTACAGCAGGTAAAATCTTTATGCTAGTAGACAGTTCGCAAAATACAGCGGCTTCTATGCAAGTAACATTAAGAGCAATGGGTACAGTTGATTCAATCAACTTATCTTCTGCGACAGTTACAGCAAGAGACTTAGACGGATTTGTAGCAACTTAATAGTTGTTATAAGTTTAATAACTTTAATATTAAAAGAGCGTTCAGGAAACTGGACGCTCTTTTTTTACGACTTATAAGTATATGTGCTAGGAACAACAGCATATGAGATACAAAATTTTATCATTATTAGATTTAACAAAAACTGGAGCTCGTCGTGATCGTGACAAAGACAGTAAGACAATTGAACAATTCAGCAACTACATGACATTTGAAAATTCTTTGCAACTGCGATCCAATATGAACATTGTGTCAGGACCCACAGCAGAACGACAAGACATTACCAATTTGAGATTTGGTGACAACTATCAGGGAGAACACATGGTGTGGACAGCCATAGTTGAACCCGATTTTCCTGATGCTGTAAATGTGGATTCACTGAAACAAGATTTTGATTTGGTTCCAATGGTGATCGGTTTGGACGAATCAATTAATATAAAAACAGGTGTGTACAGAACCATGGACACGGACCATACCAACATCATGTTCATTAAACAGTTAGATAACTAACATAAACACTATATAAATACAAGTATAAGGCTTAATGAGGCATAATATAATAGGCATCTTCCAAGAGAAATAAAATTGATACAATAACCGGAAGAGAGAGAAAATGGCTACAGAGCTAGAAAAACAAAATTTAGAAGCACACGTTGATTTGTGTGAACAAAGATATAAAAACCTTGAAACTCGTTTGGATAAAATTGAGGAGAAGGTTGAAGATATCCACACCGACATTCAACATGGCAACAAGAGCATGGTGAAAGTGATCATCGGTGCAACAGGCACAATAGTTGCTGGACTGTTATCCACCATTGTTGTACTGTTATTAAAATTTCCAGGTTAATTCAAACACCCCCCACAACTGCTAAATATTCATACAACACAGGGTAAAGTATGAAAATTACAGAAATAGTCACAGAATCAGTTGTCCAAATTTGGTCACGTTCCAAAACAGGCAAAATGGTGAGGAAGTACAGATGCACAGCAGGTCCTCGTAAAGGACGTGTGGTCAGTTCTCCTTCAGTGTGTACTCAACCTAAAAAATTAGGATCAGTGATGGCAATCAAAAAAGCCAAAGCAAGATCAGGATCCACAATGAAAATTAAGAGATCCAGAACAAAGAAAACTGCTGGAGCCAGTATTAGATTAGGAAAATTAAATAGACCCAGTGCATCAAGAAGCAGACCAAACAGACGAAGTGTTGGAAGAAAAACATTCAGAAGAAGTGGTGGCGGAAAAAGGAAACCAATAAGCACATGAAGATAATTGAAATTACAGAAACTCCGTACCTACAAAAGACACTGAACACATTGAGCAGTCAACAAAAATCAGGAGCACCTGTGCCTCCTAACAAACTGCCTAAAGGTCCAATTAAATCGGCCTCAGTGAAAGCACCACTGAAACAAACCAATACTCAAGCACAACAACAAATAGTCAAGCCAGGTAAAACTGTGCCGATACCAACGGCGGCAAACAAAGAAACAGATTATGAAGTGGACAAAGTTAATGGAGATGAAGTCACAATGAAGACCAAAACTCCGTCAGCTCAAGCACCTCAATCAATCACAGTGAATAAAAAAGATTTAAATCCTGTGATTACCAATCTACAACGTAGACAAAAAGCAACACAATAATGAAAATAAACGAACTTGTAACAGAATTTGTAATTCAAACTTCCAACGAAGAACAACAGATGTTGGATAAACTAAAAGAAATAACAAATATGGATAACTTTTTAGAAAGAGAACAAGAAGTGATACGAAATCTTATTAACAAGAGTTTGGTACGTCGCATTGAACAGGGCGACAAAACATTGGTGGTTGCAAATGGATCTAAAGAAACTATCTAAAAAACTTAAATTATTCATAGACAAACAGGCTGAACAGGTGTGTTTGCCCATTCAACATGGCAACAGTTTGAGGATTAAAAACTTTGTGGTGCGTGAAAACAGCATGGGATTTCTATTGTATGATATCAAAAACCACAAGCAAGTTGCCACAACATTCACAAAAACAGCGGCATTGGCAATGGCCCGACAGATGTCACAAAACAACCAACAAAGCCTGCGTCATATAGGCTCAACAGATGACCAAATACACAACAAATACAACGAATGTGTGTTTTACAAACACACAATAGCCAGAACCGATGATGATATCAAGAGAGAAACTGCTAAAATACGATATGATATTGTGTGGGAAGATTTACTCAGGCTAAGAGACACCCTAGACGACTACATATTTGATAAATAAAACTAGCAAAGGAACAAAAGATGAAAATAGAGCAATTTAGACACCAAGCAACAACAGAACAGTTGAATGATAGACTGTCAAAAGTGTTTGGCTCAGCAATCCAATTAGATCAATTCACAGACGCACAGTTAGAAACTGCTCGTTCAAGTGTGTTGGACAAGATTGTCAACATAGAGCAAAATGAATCCTTTGATGGGTTAAGTCACAACGAAGACTACCACAAGCAAAAAATGTTTTTAGACGTACTAGATTCTGCAATCAATGACAGAACAGTAGAAGCAAAATTACAAAACGATATTTTAATCCAAGCAGATGAAATAGTAGGTGACTACTTTGACATGGACAAAGAAGCATTAAAAATGAACAAGCAGGCTGTGATCGCTGACATAGAGAAAAGACAGGCAACAGCACAAGGTGACGAAGCATCTGCTTTACACTATGCAAAACAAAAAGTTGAAAACGAATTTGAAGACGATGGATCACAAAAAGATGAGCCAATGGAAGGCAATGCTTTCGCAGACGCAGTTCAAAAAGCCAAAGCGGCAGGCATGAAAAAAGGCGACAAGTTTAAAGTAGGCGATAAAGAATTTACACTTCAAGATGCAGAAGATTTATTAGCCACAGCAATGAATGAAAAAGCAAAACCAGATTTTTTAGACATGGACAAAGATGGGGATAAAAAAGAACCTATGAAAAAAGCAGTGCAAGACAAAAAGAAAAAAGCAGTTAAAGAAGGCGCAGAAGAATCAGCTCAATTGGTAATGGCGGCTAAAGACATGGTTGATAAAATTACTGGTTGGATGGAAGACACAGCATCTATGCAAACTGAAACAATGCTAGAGTTAGCAGATGCTATTAGAGACGAAATGGGAGTAGAACAATCTGAACAATTTACTAATGCAGTGAAGCCAAGTTTAGAATCTTTATACACTTCATTAGAAGCAACAAGAGAATCACTAACAGGCGGCGTAGCCGTACTGACAGGCGAACAAGCACCAGATACAATTGGAGCGGACAGCGATACTATGGAACCAGAGATGGAACCTACAACAGATGCTGATGCAGACATGCCAGATCAAGCAGACGATTTTTCGGCAAGCGAACCAGCAACAGGCGGTGAAGAACCAGCAGACAGAAGCAAAAGAGAATCAATGATTCATTTGTCTAGAAGACTAGCAGAAACACTTTCAACAAGTTCAAAAAAAAAGGCTTAATTTCTGAAGCCTCAGGCGCAGAGTTAATTCAAGTTCTTAGAAATTTAATCAGCAGTGCTGATTCACGCAATCAAAAAGCATACTTGTCTTTTGATGCGTTGAACAAGATAATGACCAACGTCGGAGGCTTCTCAATCAATCACGACAGTTTTAAAAATCTCTACAACAAGAATTCTTCAATCAAAAAAATGATCAAAACATTTGACAAGTCAGGTATCACACTTGACACTGACGCTGAAGAACCAAACATTCCTACAAAAAAAGGTGACCGCTCTGCCAGTTTAAACACCATGGCAAAGAGAGCAACCAAAAAACGCACATAATACTTGACATTTTTTAAAATATAGTTTATTATCAGTTAATGAAAGTTAATCCAATCTTTAGCAGTTTTCTGGCTGTTGAAAACATAGACATCGCAAACAGAGAACAATTGATATCTTGGGCTAAACAGGAAATAAATTTTAATGGTACAAAAAATTATAAGTCAACTGACAGTAATCACCTAGATAAAAGTGACCCCATGCTGAAAGAACTGATTGATAAAATTGAAATTGGTTTTAATGAACTGCATTCACAAATGGGATTATCAAATTCACACACACAAAAAGTTTCCAGTCTCTGGGTAAATGATGGCAGTGATAACAGTGCCATTGAATCACCTCACAGACACGTGGACGGTGTGTTCAGTGCTGTGTATTGGCCCGTTGCTGATAAAGGCAGTGCTCCACTTACATTCATCAATCCAAACAATCAAATGAGTTATGTGTTCAAGAGTAGCATAATTGAACAAACAAATGAATTCAATAGTGACCGAGTAAGTGTGCAACCACAACTAAATCAATGTGTATACTTTCCATCATGGCTCTGGCACTATGTCAGTCATGTGTTAAGTACAACCAACAATAGGATGAGTTTCGCATTCAACAGTGAAACAATAAAAAATGACCTTAATTACAAATAAAATAGATTACAAAAAATTATCACGAACCTCTCTTAATGGAAAAAGAGTTTACCAATGTCCAGATGGCAGTGCTGTGGCAAGTGTAACCACAATATTAGACGCAACCAAAGATAAAACACATCTCATAGAATGGCGCAAAAGAGTTGGTGAACAAAATGCAAAACGTATTACCACAGAAGCCGCAGGCATAGGAACAAGAATGCACAAATACCTTGAAGACTATATTGAACTAGGCGAATGGCCTTCTCCAGGATCTAATCCTTATGCCAAACAAGCATTTGAAATGGCACAAGTTGTGTACAAAAATGCATTGGTAGATGTTAATGAAATATGGGGATCAGAAATTGGACTTTACTTTCCTAAAATTTATGCAGGCACCACAGATTGTGTTGGAGAGTACAAAGGAGCACCTTGCATCATTGACTTTAAACAGACCAACAAGCCTAAAAAGAAAGAATGGATCGAAGATTATTTTTTACAGTTGGTGGCTTATGCCGAAGCACACAATGAAATTTACAATACAGATATCAAAGAAGGGCACGTGTTCATGTGTGCTAGGGATTTTACATACCAACAATTTGATATTACCCCTCTAAATTACAGCAAATACAAAGATCAGTGGTGGCGTAGAGTAGAAGAGTATTATATTAAACACGCAGTTTAAATCAACATCAATTATACCAAGTCACTCGATAAATACACACAGCAGGAGAAAAACATTGGCAATTGTATCAATATCAAGAATTCAGATTAGAAGAGGTAGAAAGAACCTAGGTTCTGGATTACCACAACTAGCGGGCGGAGAACTAGGTTGGGCAGTGGACACACAAGAACTTTACATAGGTAATGGTGCTGTGTCTGAAGGTGCTCCAGCAGTAGGCAATTCTAAAGTATTAACAGAACATGATAACTTGTTCACGTTGAGTGATCAATACACTTATCGCAATGGTTCAAACATACAAACAGGTGCCACTTCAGCCACTCCTATCAAAAGAAGTTTACAATCAAGACTAGATGATATTATCAATGCTACATCTTTTGGTGCAGTAGGTGATGGCACAACAGATGACACTCTAGCATTGCAAAGAGCGATTGATCAACTGTTTCTTCCTTGGAGCAGTTCACAAGATGCAGACAACTACAAAAAAAGAATCACACTAAAATTATCTGCAGGATTATACAAAATTACAAACAGTTTAAAATTACCTCCTCATGCTTCGATCATTGGCGACGGCAGTGACAAAACTGTAATAAATCAAACAGGAGTTTTTCCTGTGTTAGAAACAATCAATGGCGAAGGTATTGCGGCACAAACAACTTCATTGAATCAAGCAACCAATATTGAATTAAAAGGATTGACTCTTGATAGCAACACCACACAACCAGGATTAAAATTAGCAAGTTGTAAAAACAGTTCATTCACAGACATCAACATCAAAGGTCCATGGGTTCAGGCACAAGGAGCCGCATTGGTGGCAACACAAATTGGAATTTTATTAGAAGCAACATCTACTCCAGTAACATCCAAAGACAATAAATTTGAAAAAATTAAAATATCTAATTTTTCATATGCAGTATCAAGCGATGATGATATTGTACACAACACATTTGATAATTCTATGATTGAAGAATGTGGATACGGAGTTGTATTTGGAAAAGACACTGTGCTAGGTGCTGTTGGACAAGCAACAGGTCCAGTCAACAACACTGTTAGCAATTCAAAATTTAATGAAATCAATCAACAAGGTATTTGGATTAAAAATGGAGCAGGCAATATCAGTCAAGCAAACAACTTTTTAAAAGTTGGTAATGATGCTGGACTAGACACTGCACCAGTTCACAGTGTGATTAAATTTGAAAGCAATCAAAATGTTACTCAAAATGATTTCTTTGCTAGAACAAACGCAATGATACGCAACTTCAACAACATCGCTTACATCACAGAAGTAGAAGGATCATATTCAGGCAACTTTAATTTTACCAATAAATTTAATATTGGACAATTAAATGCATACACTGATTTTTTAAGATTACCAGCAGACACAAGCAAAACAATTCATATGAATTATCTTTACAAAAACACAGTAGACACAGGAATGAGAAAAGGCACTCTTACAATAATAATAGACAAAGAAAATAATACAAGCCATATCAGTGACGATTATGATTTCCAAGGAGATAAAGCAGATGGATTGAACTTTCAAGTTACACTAAATGATTTGAACGCAGACACTGATTTCGAAACTCTAGTGATTGAAGCAATTAATCCTGCTCCGGTGAATTCATCAGAATTAGCCAATGTCACAATTCAAATTCAAAATATCTCATAAGCCTAATATTTTTTACGGTGACTATACCGAACGTCTTGAAGACTGGCAAAGCATACGTAATTTAATCAATGAAGTAGAAGATCCTGTTGATGTCTTGGTCAACATATTTCAATATTGTCCAAGAACCAAAACCAACACCAATATCTACAAAAGAGACACCTGGCTGGATGGATGGCAATTGATTGAAAAAAATGAATATGATCTTGTTGACATTTCTTTATTAGTCAGTTATACTGTTTTATTAACTGATAATTTTAAAGATGAAAATGTTAAGATACATACAGTTTATAAGAAGGAAGATAGTTCAAACAACCATAAGTTTAATTACATTATTGAAATGAATAACAGTTTAATAGACACGCACAGTATGGCAAAATTAAGCAAATCAGAGTTTGACAAAAACTATATTCTACAATATACTACCCATATACAAGAACCGATAAATACGTAATAGAATTAATAAGAATAGGAATACAATGGAATTGAATACGTCGACTAAAGAAGCAATCATCAACACATCGGCAATTAAAATTAAGAAAAGAGATGGACGAGCAGAGCCATTAGACATAGACAAAATTCATTTTGTTGTGGAAGAAGCCTGTGAAGGATTAGCAGGTGTATCTTCATCACAAATAGAAATTAATGCCAACATACAATTCTACGATGGCATGACCACAAAAGAAGTTCAACAAATTTTAGTGCGTTCAGCAAACGATCTTATTTCATTAGAAGCACCTAACTATCAATATGCCGCGGCAAGGTTACTTTCATATGATGTGCGTAAAGAAGCACATGGTCAATATGAATACATGCCTTTGTTAAAACTAATTTTAAGAAATATTAAAGCAGGTGTTTACGATAAAGGCATTGTAGAAAAATACAATAAAACAGAAATTAAAAAAATGAATACATGGATCAAGAGAGAAAGAGATCTTGATTTTACATATGCAGGTTTAAGACAAGTTGTAGACAAATATCTTGTGCAAGATAGATCATCAGGAGATTTATTTGAAACTCCACAAGACATGTACATGATGATTGCGGCAACACTGTTTGCAGAATATCCAGCAAAAACTAGAATGAGTTATGTTAAAAAATACTATGATGCTGTATCAACATTTAAAATCAATATTCCAACTCCAGTAATGGCAGGAGTAAGAACTCCTATTAGACAATTTGCTTCATGCGTATTGATAGATTCAGATGATACATTACCTTCAATATTTTCAAGTGACATGGCAATTGGATTGTATGTTGCCAGAAGAGCAGGTATAGGAATCAATGCAGGACGTATCAGAGGTATCAATGCAAAAATAAGAGGAGGAGAGGTCCAACACACAGGAGTCATTCCGTTCCTTAAAAAATTCGAATCAACTGTGAGATGTTGTACACAGAATGGTGTGCGTGGCGGATCAGCAACTGTACACTTTCCTATATGGCACCAAGAGATTGAAGACATCCTTGTGCTTAAGAACAACAAAGGCACAGAAGACAACAGAGTACGTAAGTTGGATTATTCAATACAGATATCTAAAATGTTCTATGAAAGATTTATGAACGATGAAGATATTACATTATTCTCACCACATGATGCACCAGGATTGTATGATGCATTCGGTACAGATAAATTTGACGCACTGTATAAAAAATATGAAAAAGATTCATCAGTCAATAAGAAGTCAATTCCAGCACAAGATTTATTTTCCGACTTGTTGAAAGAAAGAGCAGAAACAGGCAGAATTTACATCATGAACATTGACCATGCAAACAGTCACTCATCTTTCAAAGACAAAGTATCAATGAGTAATTTGTGTCAAGAGATCACACTGCCCACAACGCCTATCAGTGCAATAGATGATTCGCAAGGAGAAATAGCATTGTGTATCTTGAGTGCAATCAATGTAGGACAACTTAACAACCTTGAAGATTTAGAAAACTTATGTGAGTTGGCAGTTAGAGCATTGGAAGAAATTATAGAATATCAAGATTATCCAGTTAAAGCGGCAGAGATATCTACAAAATCAAGAAGAAGTTTAGGCATAGGATATATTGGACTAGCACACTACCTAGCAAAACAAGGACACAAATATCATGAGAAAGGTGCTTGGGATTCTGTAGACAGACTGTCTGAAGCATTTCAATTCTATCTACTAAAAGCCAGCAACTTGATTGCACAGGAAAAAGGTGCTTGTGAAGGATTTAAACAAACAAAATATGCAGATGGTTTATTGCCAATTGATCATTACAAGAAAGAAATTGACGAAATTGTGCCACACAAACAAAGATATGCATGGGAGGCGTTGAGAAAAGACATTGCCAAGCATGGACTGAGACACAGCACACTGTCAGCACAGATGCCTTCAGAAAGTTCTTCCGTTGTTAGTAACGAAACAAATGGTATTGAACCACCAAGAGCATTGCTATCAATTAAGAAAAGTAAAAAAGGTCCACTAAAACAAATAGCACCAGGCTATCCTAAACTTAAAAATGCTTACACATTGCTTTGGGATATGCCAGACAACACAGGTTACATCAATGTGGTTGCTATGATGCAGAAATATTTTGATCAAGCCATATCAGGCAATTGGAGTTACAATCCATTGCACTATGACAACAACGAAGTGCCTATTTCAGCAATGGCACAAGACATGCTGTCAGCATACAAATATGGTTGGAAAACAAGTTACTATCAAAACACTTATGACTTCAAAGGTGAAGAAGAAGATGTGCAACCAGCAGGCATAGACACAATGTCAGCAAAGGTGAATGGTGCTCATCCAAATGGAGTAAACGGAGAATCAACCGTGGAAGAACAACTAGCAGATTTGGAAGATGGCGAATGTGATGCCTGTACAATATAATCATATTATAATTTTTAAAAACGGATAACTAAATTAGATGACAAAAACAGTATTCAATAAACAGAAAGTAGATTTCTTAAAACAGCCCATGTTCTTTGGTGAAGATGGCGGTGTGCAAAGATATGACGATTTTAAATATCCACAGTTTGACAAATTAAATCAAACAATGATTGGTTACTTTTGGAGACCTGAAGAAGTTTCATTACAAAAAGACAGAGCAGATTATCAAAGTTTCAGACCAGAACAAAAACACATATTCACAAGTAATCTGAAATATCAAACACTGTTGGATTCAGTGCAGGGCAGAGGACCAAGTCTAATGTTCCTACCTTATGTTTCCAATCCAGAGCTGGAAGGATGTATAGTGACATGGGATTTCTTTGAAACCATACACTCAAGATCATACACACACATCATGAAGAACATCTACAGTGACCCTGCAGAAGTATTTGACACTATACTGGATGACAAAGAGATATTAAAGAGAGCTCAATCAGTAACAGGAGAGTATGACAAGTTTGGCAAGATGGCATTAGATTATGCTGTAGGCAAAAAGATGGACATGATTGATCTTAAAAAACAATTGTATTATGCAATGAACACAGTTAACCTATTAGAAGGTTTAAGATTTTATATTTCATTTGCATGTACATTTGCATTTGGCGAACTTAAATTAATGGAAGGTTCAGCGAAAATACTTTCATTGATTGCTAGAGATGAAGCCACACACTTGAATCTTTCAACACACATCATCAAAGCATGGCAAAAAGGTGACGATCCTGAAATGACCAAAGCAATGAAAGGCACAGAAAAAACTGTGATCCAGATGTTCAAAGATTGTGTTGAAGAAGAAAAAGCATGGGCAAAACATTTATTCAAAGATGGTTCTATAATAGGACTTAATGAAAAACTGTTAGGACAATATGTTGAATGGATTGCTAACAAAAGATTAAAAGCATTAGGATATGATCCAATATATAATGTGTCAGCATCACAAAATCCTTTACCTTGGACACAACACTGGTTGTCATCAAAAGGTATGCAGGTGGCTCCTCAAGAGACGGAGGTGGAATCCTATATCGTTGGCGGTATCAAACAAGATGTCCAAAAAGGACAATTCAAAAAGTTCTCTTTATAATGACAGATTTTAATTCAATGAATGGATTAGAAGTTTTAATTCATTTGTTAACAAATCCTCAAGATGGTTTTTTCCTTTGGGTACTAATTGGTTTTGGTATTGCCATGATTGCTATCAGTGTGTATCTTGATAAACAAGACGAGGATGTTGTTACGCAAACTCCAGAACATCATCTGTAATCATTGACATTACTCGACAAAGACGCTATAATAACTCATGCCCAAATATAATTTACTCTGTGCAAGAGATCATAAGTTTGAAGGATGGTTCGCATCTGAGAAATCATATTTGGATCAAAAAAATAAAAAACTGATCCAATGTCCTGTGTGTGAAAATGCAAGTGTACGTAGAGCCGTGATGGCACCCAACGTAAACTTAAAATCCAAAGCAGTCAAAAGTAAAAAAAGCAACACAGCATTCTTCAACAGCAGATCAACACTGCAACATCTTAAAACATGGGTTGAGAAAAACTGTGAAAATGTTGGAGACAACTTTGCCGAAGAGGCTCGGAAAGCGTCTCTGGGAGAACGTGATGACCATATATACGGTACAGCATCAGATAAAGAAATAAAAGATCTACACAAAGAAGGAATAGGAGCAATAAGGATACCAAATGTCAAAGATAACTAAAGCGATTGTATGGAGCAACGTAGGTTGTTCATACTGTGAACAAGCAAAAAACTTGTTGAAGTCAAAAAACATAGAGTTTGAAGAAAGAAATATAGCACACGGAACGTGGACTGTGCAACAGTTACAAGAAGCAGTTCCAGGAGCAAGAACAGTGCCTCAAATATTTGTTGATGAAAAACACATTGGCGGATACCAAGAATTAAAAACATTAATAGATCAACAAGGGAGCGATAATGCCTAGTATAGAAGAAGGAGATATCATCACAATCAAATTGATGAGTGGTGAAGAAGTTCTAGCAAGATTAGTTGAAATCAAAGAAGATACAATAAAAGTATCCAAGCCAAGGGCTGTGGTCAATATTCCCAACAAAGGAATAGGTCTTGGACCATTTGTATTCACAGTGCCACAAAATGCTGAAATAGAAATACACAAAAATAATGTTGTGTGTTATGCTGAAACAGAAGATGGCATGGCACGTCAATATCAAGAAGGTACATCAGGACTAACATTACCCAAATGATGCAAAAAATTATAGCAACAGATTGCGACGGAGTGTTACTCAATTGGGAGCAGGCATTTGACGACTGGATGGCGTTTCAAGGCTTTCCCAAACATGCCAGTGACCATTATGAAATGAACATGAACTATCATCTGAATAAAGGTCAATGCGAAGTGTTGATAAAAGTATTCAATGAAAGTGCATGGATGAAATCGCTGGATCCTATGCCGGGTGCTGTTGAAAATGTTAAAAAAATAGCAGAACTGGGATATAAATTTCATGTGGTTACAAGTCAAACATTGGACAAAAAAGCCAATCTATTGAGAGAAGAGAATCTTAAGCAACTGTTTGGTGATGTATTTGAACAGATTGAATGTTTGGATACAGGAGCAGACAAACACGAAGCCCTATCTAAAATACCAGAAGGTACCATTTGGATAGAAGATAAACCTGCTAACGCAGAGGTAGGTCACAAAATGGGTTTGGTAGCATTGCTACTTGACCTTCCTCACAATTCAGTATATAATGAGGATACTAGTTCAGTTCAAAGAGTAAAAGATTGGACTGAAATTTATAACGTTATAAAGGAGAAACATCATGGCAACTCATGAAGAAATCAAAACTGCTTTTGAATCTTACATTTCAGAATCAGAAGCATTCGAAACTAAAGGTGTTAAAGCCGCGGCGGCTAGAGCAAGAAAGGCTCTAGGTACTTTAGGCAAAGCAGTTAAAGTTAGAAGAAAAGAAATACAAGAGAAGAAAAACTCTATGTAATTCAACAGGGTTGCGGATGTAAAAGTCCGCAACTCTACACTACAAAATTCTTAAAATATAATAAATACAGCATAGATAAAAAAAAGAAACAAGAATAATATGGCACAAGGTAAAATTAAATGGTTCAACTCAGCAAAAGGATTTGGATTCATTACACCGGACGTTGAAGGAAAAGACATTTTCTTACACATCTCAGCTCTTAAAGCCGCTAACATAAAAGAAGTTATGGACGGTGATGTTGTTGAATATCAATTACAAGAGTTTAGAGATAGACAAGTCGCTACCGATATCAAAATCATTAAAGAATAATCACTGCTTGACATTTTAGTTGGTGTATGCTACATTAAGCATATGACAGTTAAAATACAAAAGAATAAGATTGTGATTAAAGACTTTATCAATTACTGGAAGACTGAAACGTCAAAAGGTCATAAGTTCGTGTTTGCACACGGTAAAGACTTTGACAGCACCAAACCATTCACTATTGAAGTAGAGCATTCTGACAAAGTTAGAAGCAAAGATGGTAGATGGTCACCAATCAAGTCTTGACATTTACAAAAAAATCTGTTTAAATACACTGTAGACGTTGAAGTGTGTGTAATACACTTTTGGGACGAGGGTTCGACTCCCTCCACCTCCACCAACACTCATTTATAATAATCTGGTTTATTATGAGGGGGTGTACTTGGTTTCGACCGGAGTTGAAAAGCACATGGAGTTTATCAGTCCGATCTCTGTAAAGGATCATTTACAAATGCAAACGCATTTAAACCAGAAGTGACGGTTCCGATGAGCGTATTCGCTGATCAGGAATTGGTTGCCGCTTAATACCGGCCACTTGGCGGTTGATCTGCCGGGCAACAGAATAGATCAGGTGTGGGAGTTTCGGCTCCCACATTTTACTTTCATTAAGTCTTCATTTAAGTTTGTAATTGCAATATCTAAATATTGTTGTTATGCCTACAATCAAAAAGAAACCAACTGCTTGGCAAAAGTGGAAAAAGAAAGCACCCAAAGTGCCTGATATCACTTGCCCTATAATAGATGATATACTCATGCGGTTGGACAAATACCAAGATCGTAACGCAGTTATTTCAAAGTATCAATGGAATCTAATACACAAGAGAATGGAACGTCTACGAATAGACAACGAACTGTTGAGAGAAGGTGGACAATATTGGTATGAAATCTGTAAACAGAACCTCAAAAAGTCAATAAAATAGCCCATTCTTTCCGCTTGATTTAACATCTAAATAGTGTATAATATTATTATGGCTGTTTGGTACAAAAAACATTTAGATAAATTTTTACAGTTTTTATTAAAGGTTAAACAAGAACTAACACCTTCTAATAGAACAATACGCAAAGTAAAAATATTCTGCTACAAAGTATTAGCAATGGCGGGTGTGCTTTTATTAGCATACACCTACGGAACATTCAATCCTAACAGTATAGTAACCAAAAAAATTATCAAACAAGAAGACGAAAGAATGGTTGAAATGGCAAAAAGTTTTGGTTTGCATGAACCAGAATTTGACTTTGATGGACCTAAAACGTTTGTTGTAGCAATGAATAGATGTATAGACTATATCAACTGGACACTGCCAACTGATCAGAGAATACCAAGAAATATTTTAGTTGCAATGGCTATTGTGGAATCAGCCAGTGGTACAAGTAGATTTGCCACAGAAGGCAATGCATTGTTTGGTGTGCGAACTTGGAGTTTAGATGAAGTACCACACATGAAGCCTGCCGCGATACCTAATGCTAAATTTGGTGTAAAAAAATATGAAACAAAATGTCAGAGTGTTGCAGATGTAATTGCTATCATAAACAGACATCCTGCATATGAAAATTTTAGAGCAGAAAGAGATGCTGACAAGTATGAACCCAATATTGTTAAAATGGTATTTGGTTTGAGTGCTTGGAGTACCAATGAAGAATACCCTCAAATCATACTTCAAAAAATTGAAGAGTTGACAAACAAGTAAATATACAGTAGAATTAAACAATGGGATTTATTATCTTGAAACAACCAAAAAAAATACGACACAGCCTGCCCAACACACAATCGTTACGACAGGCTAAACAGGAACATCAGGAATGGTTGAAAGCCAGAGGACTGGACAAGATTAAATTTAGAAAAAAGAAATCGGAACCTTTGGTGATAGAACCTATTCAGGAAAGAACAGGTGTTGCTATGGGCAACAAGATCCCTGTGAATACTCCAGGCGTTGGCAGTAAAAAAGAAGAAATGCGATACACAGGAAAACGTAGGTTGGTTGGTATTGCCACGATGCACAAAAGTAATCAAGTGCCTGTGTTTGCCGACGATGATGATGCGTCAGGACGTAAGGCGGCAACAGAGATAACCTTAATGAAGGGTAACAAGTAAATGAGTGATAGAACTAAAGAAGAAATTATAAAAGAAATTGAAACCATAATTGAAAAAAATGTTCAACCCAGTGTAGCAATGCACGGAGGTATAGTAAAACTTGAAAAGTTTGATATGGACACAGGTATTGCCACAATGTTAATGAGTGGTGCATGTTCAGGTTGTTCAAGCAGTACTCAAACATTAAAAATGGGTGTTGAGAATATGCTTAAACATTATGTTCATGAAGTAACAGCAGTAGAAGGTGTAGACGATCCTAATTTTAACGAGCCATATTATGATTAACACAAAGACCGAAACAGAGGAATTGTGGAACTGGATTTGTTGGACTTGCAAATGGAGAGGTGTTGCACAGGAACTAGACAAAGACGAATCATTAGAAAATTTTTATTGTTGTCCTACATGTTGTGGTGAAGAGATAGAAGACATAGGATGGCATCAAGGCAACCAAAAATATACAGGAGCATAAATGACAGCATCAGCAGGCATAGGATTATTTTTTTTAGGCATGGGTGTTACTGTGGTGGTATTAACAATTTTATTGAAAATAAGAAAATACGATGACGACCACAAACAAGATTAAAAAATGGTTTGATTTCGATCATATCAAGGAAATGCAAATCAATAAATGGTTTGATTTTGAATGGCTCAAAAAGTCAGAGTTGGTTGAGTTGCATGACGTTGACATTTCCAAAGACCCAGTGCGTCCTGAACTGGATATAAAATTTAGAACTTCCTACGGCAGAAAAATATATGGACTGAAACATGGTGAAGATATCATGGCTGTGATGTGTTTTGGTTTTGTTAATCAAATACCTAAAACTGTGGAAGACCTAGACACATTTTCTAAAGATGCATATCTACAAGCCACACACAGAGCAGGAGTGCAAGGATCAATTGCTATTGCTTACACAGTGTGGAGTCTTAAAAAAGGTGGTGGCAAAATGATTGTGGACGAAGTTTACAAAATGATCAAACATTCGAACCATTTGAATAGGTTGATTACCCTTTCTCCACTTACTAAAATGGCAGAGAAGTTTCATGTGAGAAACGGTGCAAAACTGATTCAAAAGAATGAGACCACACAAAACTTCGAATATACAGTATCCAAGTAACATTTTGGTAACATCAATCACCAAAAGTCAATAAACACGCCATTTATTTTTGGTATTTAACACTTGACTATTTTGGCATTTTCTTATATACTTTAAACTTACAAAGGAGGCTTATGAAAAGGCACATTAATATAATAATGGTACTTGTATTAGGTTTTGTTTTATCTGCATGTTCGGGTAGAATGGTACAGTTACCAACAGAAAACATAAAAGCAAAGAAGGTACCGGCTTGGTATCTTAACCACGCAGATACTGGCAAAGAAGGGTTTATCTTTAGAGATGGATTCTATTATGCGGTAGCAGTAGCAGTATCTCCAGATATGGAAATGTCGCAAAAGAAGGCAGTTCTTAAAGCAAAAGCGAAGATCACTGATAGAATAAATGGTGAGATGAACAATAAGACATCTATCAACTATTCTGAAAAAGGTGCTTCTGAGTCAATGACTGGAACAGTAGAAGCTCAAGATGTGATTGTTAATATGATTAAACAGACTGTGTTAAGAACATATTCTGTTGAAAAGAAATTAACAATATACAACACTGAGAAGAGCAATTACAGATCATTTGTTTTAATGAAGATATCCAAGAAAGATGTTGAAAATATAATTAACCTTGTTGAAGATAAAAACAACAAGAAATTATTGAGTAAGTTAAAAATCAGCAACACTTCGGATAAAGTATTGAAACAATCTGAGCAATAATATGCGAAACGTTTATTACATAATCGCACTTGCATTTCTCATACTGGGATTGATCATATTTTCAACAACTGCTCATGCAGGCGGAGTGTGGTCAGACCAATACTGTAATGTTAAAACGGAAACTGTTATTACAAAGAACACTCAAGGAAAGGTTATCAATAAGGAGATAGTCGAAACTTTGGTGTGTGATGACGGAGCAAAAGACTTTTTAGCATATTCAGGCATAGCAAAGGAATGCAAAGAATATTGGTTCGATATGTATATCAGTCAACAATGGATAAGGAAAAAAGGATATGTTTGTCAAAAATTTGATGGCTCGTGGGAAATGGTTAATCCTATTAAGTAGTTTATTACTAACTGCTTGTGGAACAACCTCAAATACTTCGAAAAGTCTAAGCAGTCAAAAGAGTGTTAGTCACAACTACACCCATGCTGGAACAAGTGTAGAAGTTTGGTACAACTTTATGAGACACAACATGAGCAAGTTATCCAAACAAGATCAAAAGAAACAGGATAAGGCTGTGTACTTTGCATTGGACAATTTGGAAGAAGGCAAAGTGGTTGCATGGCACAATGTTGAAGCAGACACACATGGTTTTGTAAAAGTGGTTGCAAGTTATCCGCATGGTGGTGGATATTGCAGAGTTGTTTTTACACAAATTCAAAAGAAAGACAGAGCAAGAGACTTTAAGGAAACTGCCTGTAAGGATGTTGCATATCGGGGTTGGCAGTTTATTAGGTAAAAATAGGTAAATATAGCATACAAAGAAGGAACAGTATGCTATTTGGACTTATTACATTTCTTACGGCTCTCACCATATCAGGTGTAGCAATCTATTATTCAGTGGCTGGATTAGTGGCAATATTCGCCGCGGCGGCTGTGCCAATTATCATTATGGGTACTGCCTTAGAAGTAGGCAAACTGGTAACAGCAGTATGGTTACACAGATACTGGAGCAAAGCGGCTTGGTGGCTTAGAACCTATCTATCAATAGCAGTATTAGTTCTAATGTTGATCACCTCCATGGGTATATTTGGATTCCTATCCAAAGCACACGTGGATCAAAATTTATCTTCAGACACAGTTACTCAAAGAATCGAAATCATAGACAATAAAGTAAGAGCTGAAAACAGTTACATAGAGCGACAAAAGGACGTTTTAGAGCGTCTAACAGGGCAAAGCACGGGCAGTAATGACAGGTTTAATCAAGACATCCAGATAGAACAAAAGAAGATAGATGATGCATACAAACGATTAGAAGTATTAGATGCAGATGTTAAAGCCTACACAGACCAAGGTAAAGGTTTGTTTAAAGGTGACAATATCAAACGTGGCTTGGAAGTGCGTAAAAGTCAACAAGCAGAAAGAGATAGAATCAATAAACAAGTTACAGATGCTCAGGAAAACATCAATAAATTAAGAGCTCAAATCAACAACACATTGGACAAGAATTCTATTACTATACAGACAACAGAAAAGAATATTTTTGATGCACAAGGCAGAATAGAAGTGCTAATCATAGAACAAGAACCGTTAAAAGGTCAGTTAATGAAATTGGAATCTGAAGTAGGACCTATCAGATATATTGCTGAATTTGTGTATGGAGAACAAGCAGATAGAAATTTATTAGAAGAAGCAGTGAGATGGGTGATCATAACAATTATTTTTGTGTTTGATCCTTTAGCAGTGCTATTGTTGATTGCTTCACAATACACTTTTAGATGGAGATACATAGACAAGCACGGTGAATTACCACCTGCACCTACAACTCCACCTGCACCTACAACTCCACCTGCACCTACAACTCCACTAACAACTCCACCTGCACCATCGGGCGGACACAGTTTAACTGAGATTGTTGAAAAACAAAAAGCAGTGAAAAGCAATCCAATCAAGTTGAGTAGTATTGCTGAGAAGAAGCCAGTATCTACAATGCCTAGTGCTGAAAAACTTGAAGAATTTAAAAAACGTGAACAAGAAGAAAAAGAGAATTTAGAAAAGATTGCAGAAGAATACAAAAAAGAAATAATTGCAGAAGAATCCAAAACAGAAGTAGAAGTAAAACCAGTTGAATCTGGAAAAGTTGTACATCCTGGATTAACTGGAGCAGGCTTAACATTGGGTGGCAGGAAACCAGAGCCAGTTGAACCACCAATGCCATTAGAACAATGGAACCAAATGATCGAAGAAGCAGAAAAAGAAGTATCAAAAGAAGTTAAGAAACCAGAATCAGACGGATTCGACGAAGATGAAATCAAGTATGAATTGGAAAACAAAGACACTGATTCAAAAAAAAAGACTTTATCGTACATAATGAGAGAACGCAATCAGCAAGTCAAGAAAGAACATCAGGAAGACTAAAACCAAATCTTACTGAAGTTGTATATCCAGAATCATACAGCCAAAACGAAGAACAATCGCCACAATCACATTGGAAGAAACTGTACGAATAATAGCATAATTATTTGTATGCCAAAACTAAATTTAATCACAGAGCCAGACAAATTGTTCAATGGCAATTCTAGTGTGTTGATGATCAATCCTAGAACAGCAGTCAAAGAAGAATTCAATCAAAAAGCATTAAAGTTTAAAAATGACATCAACCTGTATATGTTTGAAGTTGCAGATCCTGATGATCAACAGAACATTAATTGGTTAATTGAAGCAGTAAATTTTGCCGATGTAATACTGCTGGATGTGAATGGCACGTTTAAAGATAGATGGCTGTTGGGATATATTCTAAATAAACCAAACTGTTATTATTTTTATGACGGCAGTGATGCATTTGCTTATAACCTAATCAACAATAATAAGATATACGACCTAGAATTTTTACCTAGCAAAATAGAAGAACTGGAGAATAATTAATGCCAATGAAAGCAGACTTGTGGTTTCCTACTGTGATATGGAATTCAGAATTAAAACAAATCAACAATTCAGAGTTAAAAGAATATGTAATTAAATTAAAAGCACAAGATGAGCAAGGCAAAATTGCATCCAATTACGGCGGATGGCAAAGTAAGTCATTTGAAATATTAGACGAAAGACCAATTGCAATAGAAAGATTTATTCAATCAATTCAAAACTGTATCAACGAATGCACCAAGATGGCAGGATTGATGGACTTACAAATAAGCGATTATTGGTGGAACATTAACAGCAAGGGTGATTACAACCATCCACACGATCACAGAGACAGTGTGTTGAGTGGTGTGTATTATATTGATATCCCAGAAGAAAATATGGGTAACATACACTTTGAAAGAGAAGACAATGCAGAATTTTTCTTACCAAGAGTGATGCCAAAAAGAAATCATATCAGTGCAGTAAGAGCCACGTACAAACCTGTAAGTGGTGGAGTATTAATCTTTCCTAGTTGGGTAAAGCATTCTGTAGAAGGCAATCGTTCGGACAGTGTGAGAATATCAATGAGTTTCAACACTTCAATTGCCATGACCAAAGACAACAACGAACTGGCAAAATTAAACGGCTTCCCACCATTGACAGAATAAACTGTTTGTGTTAAAGTAACACAATGGCATCAATTCAGGAAAAGCGTAAATTTTTAGAACGCATAAAAAACGAAACCAAGCATTACGAAATTAGATTAGAAGGTGTTGGTTGCGAAATTGCCATGGGCGAAATCACAGCAGAAGCATACAAATACTGGCACAAAAAATCTGACAGAGAATTTGGAAACTACATGTCTCAATATAGAGATATGAACATGCTTAACAAAGTGCCATCCAAAGCACAATTGAATAGAGACTGGTATGAGTATGATGACATTGCTCATATTTCAGGAATACTAGTAAAACCTTACAACAAACTGTATGTGGATCGTTTCAACAATATGTTTGAGTATGAAGACACACTCATGTGTGTCCCGTTGGACCTGCGATCTATAAAACGTGCAGGCATTCAAGTTAGCAAAAGATTTCAATGGAGTGGAAATAAAAGTGTAGGTCTGATGGACAAGCATTATTTTCAAGGTACCAGTCGAGAAAAAGGAGTATGGTATTCAGAAGAAAAAATTAAGCAAAAAAATTTTAATTTTGATTTAAGCAAGTTAAAACTCACGTACAGTAGATGTGAAAACACATACGTGTTTCATGAACTTGAATACGATGGGTTAGATTATTTGTTGACCACAGATACTAGAGGTTTAAGTTTTAATATTGGTGTAAAAAAAGGTGCCAGTAAATCAGATTTTGGTAAAATTAATCACAAAAATATATGGTTTAACTCTTGATTTATCCTAGTGAGTTATTATATAATACAATATCACAGACAAGCAATGTGATAAATAATAATGTAAGTTGCTTGATAGGACTTACATACATTAACTTGCTTAAAAAGGAGAAAAGCGATGACAAATAAACCACTATCTATATTCAATCAATTAAGACCCGTAACAGTAGGATTTGACAATGTGTTCGATCATTTCGAAAGAATGATTGATGATCACAGTTTCAACACCATGACTGCTACAAACTTTCCACCGTACAACATAGTGAAGACTGGTGAGTACACTTATGACGTTGAACTTGCACTTGCAGGTTTTTCAAAAGACGACATAGATGTTGAATACAAAGACAATATGTTGACTGTCAAATCTAAGGAAAAAGCCAAAGATCCAGACGTAGACGGTATGCTTCACAGAGGTATCAGTAAGAGATGGTTTTCAAAAGCCTTTACTATTGCTGACGATGTAGAAGTAAAAGGAGCAGAACTTAAAGATGGTTTGCTAAAAATATCTATGGAACGTATTATTCCAGAAGGTAAAAAAGCAAGAACGATCGAAGTAAAGTAACTAAGAATATGGGTAGGGTGGCAACACCCTACCTAACTAACAATAAGAAGGAAAAATGACAACTGATTTAGAAGTAAAAGTAGATTCGAAAGTAAAACAAATTTTGAAAACACCAAAAAATTACACAGTCATCATGTTGAATGACGAAGTAACTCCAATGGATTTTGTAATTGAAATATTGGTAAAGATTTTTAAACACACACCAGAAACAGCCAAAGACCTAACACTCAAGATTCACAAGGAAGGTTCTGCGGTTGTAGGATTGTATACATATGAATTAGCAGAGCAAAAAGGAACTGAAGCCACCAACGAAAGTAGAGACAGAGGATTTCCTTTACAAATTAAAATAGAACAAGAATAAGGATTCAAATGGGATTGAAAGAATTAACAAAAGAAGTACACCAAGACGCAGAACGTCAAGGATTTGTTAAGGTGTTAATGAGTGGCGAGATGAGTGAAGAACTGTATGCAGAGTTCTTGTTCAATCAACATGCCATATATAATTTATTAGAAGCCTGTGCAATGGCACATGGACTACTCAATGATTTTCCACAGATACGTAGAGCACCTGCTATATTGGCTGACTTTCAAGAACTTTGGAAAAAAGAAGATATGCCAGAACTTGCTCCTAGCACTGAAAAATATATCCAACACATGTACACAATCAAAGAGGATCCTAAAAAATTAATGGCTCACATCTATGTTAGACACATGGGAGATTTAAGTGGTGGTCAAATGATTAAGAAAAGAGCACCAGGCAGTGGCACCATGTATGAATTTGGTAGAGCTGATATTCCAGAAATTAAAACAAGAATCAGAAACAAAACAGATGATAGCATGGCTGACGAAGCCAAACTGTGTTTTGAATTTGCTACAGAATTATTCAAAGACTTACACAATGCCGAAGAAAAAAATTAAAGACTTTCCAGGCAATTTAATTAGAGTAAAAATCTTAGAAGACGAAATCAAATATTTTAAAAGTTTGATTCAAGAAACCGATACAGGACACATCTACACCACAATAGACAGTTTAGAAACAAGAGTAAAAGCATTGAAAGGAATAGAAACGGATGATCCGTTTATATATTAAATTATGAGCAAAATTTGGGATACACTAATAGATTGTAAAGAAGAAATTATCAAAGAGTTTGATGCTAGAGGCACAGAAGTGCAAGAAGAAGGTATGAGTCAATTCAATCAACCAGACAATGGTTGGATCAACAGAGTATGGAAAACTGATGATTGTAGACGTTGTCACATAGATGTTGTGGATGCCAGAGAATCAAAAGGATTATGGATGATGCACGTGTGTATTTTTCCAAACCTAGACAACAATGGACCTATATACGGTTTTGATGTGATTGCAGGCAAAAACAAGATGACTGGTGCATTTCATGATTTTTCAAAAAGTTCAGGTGGTGAAGAGCATCCATTGATAGATTGGTTTAAAGAAGCAGTTGAAGAATTTATACCCAGTAAGAAACGTGAATTACCACAGTGGGCATTGAACATATTCAGTGGCTCAATGGTTGCGGCAGGTAATGTCAGCAGTGAAGAAGAATCCAAAGCAATTGTGGATTTGGCATTGGAAAATTTAAAAGTATATTTTGACTCTATTGGAGAATACAAAAATACAGCAAAAGCACAAGATACAATAGAAGCACAAAATTATTATTGCCACAATCAACAACAAAACCCGCATACTCCAAGAGTAATGAAGTCATTGGGATTAAAAGAAGAAGACGTTGAATTGTTCTGTACAGATGCACTATTTCCTAAAATAAGCAATTGACATTAACATCTAGTTGTGTTAATATTGTTGTATGTTAAAATATCATAATATACAAGATATAAAATTGAAACTGACTGCCATGAAACAAAAAAGTTTAGAGGTAGAACAAGCAGTTGCTGACAACAAATCAGAAGAAGAAATTAAGTTTCTTGCAGATGAGATTAAGCAAATGGCAATGGAAATTGCCAACTCATAATGATTGTTACAGTTTCTGGTACAAATAGAAAAGTTACTGACTTAACCGAAAGTCTGGTACATTATTGTGCAGACAAATTAAAAATTAAAGATTCGGTTGTGATTGATGTAGAGTTTTCAAGAACACTCTATAAGGAAGATGGTATATTAGGTGAGGTTGATTTCGATGACTCCAATCATAATCCAAAAGAATTCACCATCACTGTTGACAGTACAGGTTCCAAACGTAAAATGATGGAGACCATTGCACACGAAATGGTGCATGTCAAACAATACTCCAAAGGCGAATTGGTGGACTTATCAAGATCAGGATCCACTAGATGGCAAAACAATATCATCGACAAGTCCATAAATTATTGGGATCTGCCTTGGGAAATAGAAGCTCATGGAAAAGAATTAGGACTGTTCATCAGATGGGCAGAGGACTCACAATTAGCGAATAAATCCTGGACTCAAATAGATTAATTTCATTAACTGCTACTATATTTCATTATATCCAAACGACAATAAATAGTAGTATATTATGAAAAAATACGAAAATTACAGTGCAGACGAAAGAGTTGAGGTCAGTCTTTATGACAATGACGTTCATTATTTGAACGGAGAAATCACAGAAGATAATATCAGCAAAGCAGTCAAATGGATACTGTCAGCCAATCTCAACAAAAAACCAAAACGCACATTGAAGTTGTATGTCAACACAGTGGGTGGTGATCTTTATGAATCATTTGCATTGATAGATGTGATGCGAAACAGTCATCATCATGTCAGCACAATTGGTATTGGTGCTGTGATGAGTGCAGGCTTTTTGATATTCGCCAGTGGCAAACAAGGCGAACGTTACATTGGTAAAAACACAGGTATATTAAATCATCAACACTCGGACACAATGGAATCCAAAATGCATGATATGAAAGCACAGATGAAAGAAAACAACAACTGTGAACAAAGATGTATGCAGATATTAAGAGATGCTACTGGATTCAGTTTGGTAGATGTTCGTAAAAAATTCAACAATCCTTCCGATCAATACTTCACAGCCAAACAATTGGTTGACTTAAAAGTAGCAGATCATATTTTATAATTGGAAATTTATTAACCGAAATTCAAGTGCTATTTATCTGAATCTGGTTTAGTCAGATCATCTAGGGTGATTATATGGGATTTTGGAAATGTTGTTGCGTCTTCTTCAGACACGTCATTCACACCTTTTGGTTTACGGCGTGATTGATTCTTGATCTGTTTATTGGCTTTTTTCTGCTCTCTACGAATAACTCTGTCAGACTTTTTAACCATTTTAACATCTCCAAAACTATTTAATTGCCTATTGACTTTATGGCTAATTAGTGTTATATTTTAGTTAAATTAGAGTAACCGACAATAAAAAATAAAAATAGGAGTTAAATTGAAGATAGAAGTTAGAAATAATAATGTTGAAAAAGCATTAAGGTTAATGAAAAAGAAGATGAAAACATCAGGTGTTTTTCAAGAATTGAAAGACAGACAATACTATCAAAAGCCTAGCGAAATCAAAAGAGAAAAAGCAAAGCAAAGAATGGTGAATATTAAAAAAGCACAAAAATTAAGAAGAAACTTTTTATAATATGAACTGGTTACTGTGGACTGTACCCGTTAATCGCAAAAGACATTACATGTTGATGTTGTGGTTGGTGCTGTTCATTTTGCCAATGCTGTTCAATATAAGATACAGCATGTTTGGATACCTTGTAAATCTGCTGTGGGCAGACTTTATTCTGTATCATTTTTATTCAAGACAAGATAACACAAACAATAAGGACAATGATGGAAACGACACATTTTGATGACAAAGTCATAATAGAATGTTTAAAGAATGGACAGAAAGTAGAAGCGGCTGTGCTGTCTTTTAAAGAGAGTGAGTTCTTAACTGTGGTGGTGCAAAAAACTGCCAAGATCAATATGCAGTGGAACCAAAATAAAAATTTATATATCGGTAGACAGGTTGGTTTGGAATTTGTCACTGAAGGTCCTGAGAAATTTGTAAGTAAAACTGGAAGATAGTTCCTGTTTTGGTAAACTTACCTTATTGACTAATACAACAAAAGAATGTATATTAGTATTAATATGTTAAACATAATAAAAAATATGTTTTCAGATGTATCGAATACCGAGCAGTTGGAAACAAACAAAGGAGTTAGTCGAATGGCTAAGAAAAAAACTATGACTATACAAAAAAGAGTAGAGACTGCTTTACTAAATGGTGAAGCATTAACATCAAGTGCTATTAAAAGCAGATTTGGTGCTGGTAATCCAGGTGCAGTAATTCAAGCATTAAGATTCAAAGGTTTACCTGTGTTCTTAAACACTAACAAAAGAAGTGGTGTTAAAGTATACAGAACAGGTAAAGCATCTAGAATGGTAGTAGGCTTAGGATACAAAGCATTAGCAAAAGGTGTACAACTATAATTGTATAGTTTTTAACTAGATTAAAAAGGCGGCTTCGGTCGCCTTTTTTTTTGACTTAACTATTGACAAACCATACAAAAATATTATATAATAAAGTATGAGCGAATTTAAACAAGGTATATTCAATGCTTTACATCTATTAGGTACAAGCAGTCTGGCGTTAGCGATCATCTACACCTTGGGCCACATTGTGATTGCAATGACAGTGGTGAGTCTAATGACAGGTGCCAGCCTTTTTGAAGCAGGTGTAGTTGCACTGATCGAACCTAGCATAAATGGTGTTTGGTTCTATGTGTTGCACAAAATTTGGCGTAAGTTCAGCAAAGATCCAAAAGCAAAAGCATTCGAAGAATAAAATATCTGCATAAACATTGAAGTTTTTGGCAGTTGACATTTTCCAATAAGACAGTATAATATTATTAGCGGTTCTAAAAAAACTGTGTAAATTAACCTTAGGCTGGATATGCCGACAACAGAGGAATATAAGATGAGTACACACGCAGATATTGTCAATGAACAATACAATCACAAAGAGAGTAATTTCGTATCTCTACAAACACGTATCACAGAAGCATTCAAACTAGCACCAAAATTTGAAGCACAACTTGAAGCAGTTGTAGAAGAATTCAAAAGACGCAACAAAGACAATTGGTCTTCATTCAGTGAGATGGCATTGGTACAGGCAATTCCTGTAGATTTTAGTAAAATACTAATTGACTCAACAATGCAACGTCCATTGAATATGCGTCATGTGTTAAAGATCCTAAACTATTTCAGTCAAACCATGGTAATGCCTATACAGGTTTACAAAGAAGGCGACAACTATATTGCTTGGGACGGACAACACACCAGTATTGCACTCTACCTTATACTCACAAAAGTA